CAAGCCTAAGCGTACTCCTAACCATCCAACAAAAAGTCATGTTGTTGTCGCCAAGGAAGGCGATCAAGTCAAGACTATTCGATTTGGTCAGCAAGGTGTAACTGGCTCTCCTGAGGGTTCTGCCCGTAACGAAGCATTCAAGGCTCGACATGCTAAGAACATTGCTAAGGGCAAGATGTCTGCTGCGTACTGGGCTAACAAGGTGAAATGGTAATGAAGTGTCCTATTGCAACTCAAGACATCCATGTCAATCTTAAAAACCGTGACCATGCTTTCAAAGAGTATGGATATGGCCCTGCTAATCCTGAATTACCTAACGAAGCCTTTTGGAACGATAAAGCAAACGAGTGGCAAACCGAAGTAAGGCAAGCCAAGTCCATGCGCTGCGGTAACTGCGCTGCTTTCATTCAGACTCCCGAGATGCTTGCTTGTATCAAGTATGGAATTGATAAAGAAGAAGGTTATGCAGAAGATGTAATGAAAGCTGCCAATCTGGGATACTGCGAACTGTTTGACTTCAAGTGTGCTGCTGATCGTACTTGCAGTGCTTGGCTTGTCGGAGGGCCGATTACTTCTTCTAAAGTAGAAGTTGATGACGATGCCTTAGACGATTCTATCGAGGAAATGTAATGGAAGAATACCACAATACTGAGATGGATGAGCCTTCCGAGAACGACAAGGAACTTGTCTCTTGGATTTCTGATCACATCACTCGCTGGCGGGATCATCGTGATGCTAACTACATGGATAAGTGGTTAGAGTATGAGCGTATCTTTCGTGGGATTTGGGATTCAAATGATCGACAGCGCGATTCGGAACGCTCTCGCATCATCTCTCCAGCCACCCAACAAGCCGTAGAGACTCGCCATGCTGAAATCATGGAAGCTATCTTCGGCAATGGTGAATTCTTTGACATTGACGATGACATCCGTGATGTAGACGGTAATCCGATGGACATTGAAGCCCTCCGACTACAGTTGATGGAGGATTTCAAGAAGGACAAGATCAAGAAATCTGTTGATCAGATCGAACTGATGGCAGAAATCTATGGCACCGGCATCGGTGAAATCGTTGTTAAGAGTGAAACTGAGTATGTTCCGGCTACTCAGCCCATTCCTGGTGTGGCTCAAGCTGCTGCAATCGGTGTCAATGAGACTGAACGAGTTGCAGTTAAGCTAAAACCAGTCAATCCTAAGAACTTCTTGATTGATCCCAACGCTGACAGCATTGATGATGCTATGGGCGTGGCAATTGAGAAGTATGTTTCTCTGCACAAGATCGTTGAAGGCATCGAAGCAGGCATCTATCGCAAGGTAGACATCCAGCCTGACAGCGAAGATGTGGACTTAGAGCCCACCCAAGACCCGAAACAGTACCAAGATGACAAGGTTCGTCTGGTAACTTACTACGGTTTGGTGCCTCGTGAGTACTTGTCTGAGAACGAAGAAGCAGAATTTGAAGAATTATTCCCTGAGGATTCTCCTGGGGACAGGTATTCTAACCTTGTAGAAGCGATTATCGTCATTGCGAACGACAGTCTGCTGCTCAAGGCTGAAGAAAACCCGTACATGATGAAGGATCGTCCTGTTATCGCCTATCAGGATGATACGGTTCCTGGTCGTTTCTGGGGTCGTGGAACGGTTGAGAAGGCTTACAACATGCAAAAGGCCATTGATGGTCAGTTGCGTGCTCATATGGACTCTTTGGCCCTTACAACGGCTCCTGATGGCTATGGACGCTACCCGTCTGCCTCGTGGTGCTAAGTTTGAGGTTAAGCCCGGTAAGGCTATCCTGACCAACGGCAATCCCAACGAGATTCTGTTCCCGTTTAAGTTTGGACAGACCGATGGTAATGCAATGGTAATGTCTCAAAACTTTGAGCGTATGCTGTTACAGGCCACGGGTACGGTGGATAGTTCAGGAATGCCTAGCAATGTGCCTCGTGACGCTGGTGTCGGCGGTATGAGCATGGCTATGGCGGGAGTTATCAAGAAGTACAAGCGTACTCTGACCAACTTCCAAGAAGATTTCATGATTCCGTTCATCGAAAAGGCTGCATTCCGCTATATGCAGTTCGATCCTGAGCGTTATCCGTCTGTTGACATGAACTTTGTGCCTACCGCTGCTCTTGGCGTGCTGGCTCGTGAGTTTGAACAGCAGCAGATGATTGGTTTGTTACAGACTTTAGGCCCGAATACGCCTGTTCTGCCGCTGATCCTTAAGGGAATCATGCAAAACAGCAGCCTTACGAACCGTGCAGAGCTTATGCAGGCACTGGAGCAGATGTCTCAGCCCTCACCCGAGGCTGCACAGGCTCAGATGCAGCAGCAACAGGCTCAGATGGCTCTTCTGGAGGCTCAAGTGGCTGAGTTGCAGGCTAAGGCTCAGCGTGAGCAAGCAGAGGCTGCTAAGGCCGTTGCAGAGGCTCAGGCAACCCCGCAGATTGCCCAGGCTAAGCTGGTTTCTGCTCTGACCAACAACCTGAATGAGGATAACGAAACCAAGGACTTTGAGCGCCGTGTGCGTTTAGCTGAGATTGCCCTGAAGGAAAAGGACATTGACAGCAACGAACGCATTGCCATGACACAAATGATGCGAAAACAGTAAAAAAGCCCTCCGAAGAGGGCCTAGTTATCGACTGTAGAACTGTGCTATTTTAAGATGTTCTTCTGGAGTGCCGTTGTTTTTAAGACGATTGGCTCTCCAGGAGACAATAACAACATTACCAGACACATAGCCTTTTGAAGAGTCTATTCTATCAAACGAAGGGCTGCTGTCGTCTGCTGAACCTTCTACAAAGTAGTCGATAGGGATACCAAGTACGGGGCAGTGTTC